CGGGGCGCTCGCCCTCGCCGACGATCCGGCGCCGGCACCCGACAGAATCGCGTCCGCGTACCCGTACCCCGCCTTCAGGTTCCCCGGCCCGGCGTTGTAAGCCGCGAGCGCGTTGCGGACGTTCCCGCCGTACTGACTGAGCAGCGCCCCCATCAGCTTCGTGTACGCCGACAGTGACGCGGTCGGGTCGAACGGGCTCGAGCCCCGCGGCGCGTTCGACGCCCAGGTGCCGGGCATGAACTGCGCGATCCCCTGAGCACCGGCCGGCGAAACCGCGCGCGGGTTGAACCCGGACTCCATGTTGATCTGCGAGGCGACGACCGATGCCGGGAGGCCGGTGCCCCTGGCGGCGGTGTTGACCCAGCCTCGGTATGCGGAAGGTACGGTTGAAGCCATAAATCACCCGTTTGCGCGATGTTGCGATCGCCCGCGGCGTCCTACGCTGAGGACATGGCAACGATCATCGTCATCATCATCTGCGGCGGATCGCTGCTCTACTTCTGGTCCGCCGGTCGCTAGCGGCCCCACCCGCCGCTGCTGCCACTGCCGCCGGTGCCGCCCCAGCCGCCGGCGCTGCCGCCGCCGCCGGTAGCACCCCAGCGTACCTTGCCGCTCACGCCCCCACCGCCGCCGACGTTGGGAGCGCCGCCCGGCGCTGATCTGTTGTAGAGGCGCAGCGGGCGCAGTGCTGTCTCCAGTCCTGCCAGTACACCCCGGCCCGGCGTCTTCGTCTTCGGCGGCAGCGGCAGAAGACCCGGTCCGGTCACATCGTAAGCCGACGCGCCGCCCTCGGCAATCTGCTTGGCCTTCTGATACAGCGGCATGAAGGAGGAGAGACCGCTGTCGAGCATGTACTGCAGGCGCTGCAGGACGCTCGCCGCATGCGCGCTGCTCTGCCCCGGAGCCGATAGGTCCCGCATCAGCCAGTCCTTGCCGCCCGCGCCGAGGACGAACGGCGTCAGCCACGGCTGGATCAGCGACTGGCCCGTCTCGAGCGGGTCGTTCATGACCCCGAACGGCGAATAGTAGTTCTGGGCGAGGATCTTGCCGCCCCACGGAATCCCGCCCTGCATGTACAGCGGCAGATGCCCCGGCGCGAACATGTCGAGCCCCTCCGCTTGACGCTGCTTCTCGGTCCCGATCGTCCCGGCCGCGAGCAACCCGGTCTTCACCGGCATGTCGACCGGCATCCGGGCGAGGAACCGGGCGCTGTTCAGCCACCACAGGCCGAACGGCGAGTACATCAGCGCCGTCTGGTAGGACGGCGACAGGTCCGTCCACTTGCCGTACATCTGCTCGATCGAGGCACGCAGCTGCCGCGCCTTCGCCGGGTCGAGCACGCCGCGGGCGGCGTCTTCGACCATCTGTCCGTGCAATCCCATCGTCCGCTTCCACACGCCGAGGAAACCCTCGGTCTTCGCTGCGTCCGCGTAACCGTGCTCGCGCAGCGCCGCCTTGCCGAGCCCGGCGACCTGATGCTGCTCCTCGAGTATGTGCTTGGTGGTGCCGAGCGCGAAGTTCGTCCATGTCTTCCAGGCGGTGCGGGCCTGCCGCGCGCCCGGCGCCTTGAAGAACGCCTCCATCGCCTTCAGTGCCGTGTGGATCCTCGTGCCCTGCCAGTGGTCGGACACCGTGTACGTTCTGGCCTGCTCGGCCGCGCCGACGTTCTGGCCGCCGGCGAGCTGGGTGCGCGCGCGTGCGCCCTTCTCCGCATCGATCTGCTCGGCCTTCGAGAGGATGCGCCGGCCGGTGAGCCAGGAGCGCACGCTGACACCGTTGGCGATGTCGCGGACGAGGTTCTCGAAGGCCACTCCGGGTACATGCTTCGGAGATGTCGCGAGCGCGACGGTGCGGAACTGGTTGTTGAGCGCGCGGATGGTGCGGTTCAGGACGTTCTGGCTGATCTGGTTCTGGTGCTCCATGACCGCCGCGGCGGCGTCGTTGCGGATGAGCCCGTAGCGTCCCGCGCCGCCCGGCTCGAGCCTCTGGCTGAAGTCGTAGGAGTGCCGGGCGGCCTCCTCCTCGATGCTCGCCGGCGATTCCTGCATGTGCTCGAGTGCCATGTCGAGCAGCGGTTGCGAATGGAACGGCCCGGAGAGCCGGATCGGCCGGTAGCCGGACTGTGCGGCTTTCGCCGCCGAGTGCCACGAGTTCCACCAGGTGCCGTCCTCCTTGCGATGCGCGAGGGTCTCGGCGATCGTGTTCTGCGCGTGATGAGCGTCGACGACGCCCTGCAGGAGCGTGTGGTTCTCGAGCAGCGCAGTGTGGCTCGGGTCGGTGAGGCCGTGCGAGTAGGCGTAGAGCAGATTCGCCTTCGTCTGCGGCAGCGGACGCTCGGTCTGTTTGACGTACTTCGCCTGGCGCATCGCTTGCTCGCGGTCGAACCGGACACGGTCGGAGGTGAACGTGGGCATCCGGCCGCCGGTGCCGAGCACGGGGTCGTTGTTGTGGCCGATGATCTCTTCGAGCGAAAGCGGGACGGGTCGTGTCGCGCCGCCGGCCTGTTTTGCGCCCGTTCCGTACGGCTGGTCCCATAGCAGTTGAGGCTCGGGCCGGACTTTTCTCAGCGCCGCCTGGATCTGGCCGAATGACCAGTCCGGGTGCTGTTGCGGAATTTCCTCGAGGGCCCGCTCGTACGCGGCGAGCTTCACGGGGTCGACCTCGACGCGGGCGCCCATGTGCGTCTTGGCGTAGTGATAGAACGCACGCTTCAGGAGCGCGTCCTTGGACATGTCGCCCATGTGCCCCATCGCCGCGGCTTTCGCCTCGACCGGCGTGTAGCCCTCGTGATAGGCCTTGGCGGCATCGAACGCCGCCTGCGGATCGCGCACGAAAGCGTTGTTGGCGAGCGCGGCGTCGATCTGCGCGATGTAGTCGTCGTGCGCGGCGAGCGCTCGCTTCGCGTCCTCGCCGCCCGTCTTGAGGTCGGCGAGCAGCTTCGGCCGGGTTGCCGCTACCTGGCTGCGATGTAGCTGCAGATCCTCCTGAACGGTGTCGGGCCGCCGGATCGTGTTGTCGGCGATCCGGCCGAGTACCCCGGCGCCCGGGATCAGCGTTGGGTCGGGGCCGTAGCGGAAAGTGTTCCTGGCGGCTCCCGCCGCGCGCGTCGTCCGGCTTGGCCGGACGGCCTCCTGATGTGCGTCGGCGATCAGGCCCCGGTTCACCCGGCGGATGCGCTCGAGCGTGCCGATCGTCTGGGCGACGCCCTCCTTGATGTGCGCGGCGAGCAGCCGCGGCTTTCTCGGCACGAGCTCGCCGGTGTGGGGGTTGCGCGTGTACTGCATCTTCTCGAGCGCGACCTGGAGACCCTTGACGTTCGGCGCCGTGCTGTACAGCGGGCGTTCCTTCGTCAGGTTCCCGGTGAGTGCGACCGGCTCCCGCGCCGTCGACAGCGCCTTCCCGACCGCCGATTCGGGGGCAAATGCCCTGATCGGCGCGGCGGCGAGATGTCCGGCGCCGGACAGCGCGCCCCACCACATCAGCGGCATCTGCACCGGATGCTCGAGGAATGATGAGAGCGGATGCTCGGCGCTCTGGACGTACGGGCCGAATTGCTGGGAGGCGAATTGCTTCGCGCTCTTCGCCGCCGCCGGCCAGTTGCCCTCAGTCGCGCTGCGAATCGCGTTGCCCTCCTCGCCGAGGAGGGTGGCGGTCGTAGGGAGCGCTTCGGCTCCGAGGTTGACGACATCCATCAGCCCCCTGCTGAGTTCCTTCTCGAGTCCGCTGAGCGGCCTGGCGGCGGCGAGGATGGTGCCCCCGTGGATCGCGCCGGTTGTCCACGATGGGGCCGTCAGGCTTCCGCCCGTCGCGCCCTTGGGATTGGCGTACGCGCTCGCCGGCCGGGGAAGGCCGGGCACTCGCGTTGGGAGGATGCCGGGACCATGTGGGCGAGCGTCGGGCGGCGTGAAGTAGTTCTGCAGGTAGTCGAGGATCATGCCGCTCTCCGGGGAGGAGGGGTTCTTCAGTGCCCCGGAGACGACCGCCTGCTGCTGATAAGAGTTCTGGTGCAGGAATACGTTGATGACGGCCTGCCGGTACTGCGGCGTCTGCTTGTAGGCGGTCTGAACGCTCTCGGGCAGCGGAGACTGAACCGCCTTGGTCAGAATGCCGGGTCCGTGCGGGCGGGCGTCGGGCACCACCGTCGGCGCGGACGGCGGGTTGACATACGCGGAGCGCGGGCGCGGAGGCGCCACAACCGCTGTCGGCAGAACACCCGTGCCGTGCGGCAGGGCATTGGGGACGACTGCTCGCACCGGAGGATTGCGGTAGGCCGACGCCGGCCGGGGAACAACGGGCTTGGCGGCGTTGCCTCGAGGGAGTTCGAGGACGGGCATCGCCTCAGCCCGTGGCGAAGCCCATCGGCCCGGCCGGGTTCGCCGGGTTCAACGGCGGCGGCGTCGCCGCCGGCGGGGCGATCGGCAGTTTGCCGCCGATCGTGAGCCCGAGCGAGTGCAGGTAGTTGATGTCGTCGGCGTCGAGGCCCTTGCCGACAATGGTGTTGTAGGCCGCGCCGAGCAAGCGCCGGTCGCCGACCGCGGTGATCGGCGTCCAGCCCCAGGTGGTGACCGTCTGGGGGCGCCCTGTCTTCGAGTCGATGATCGACTTACCCTGAGCGTTGAGCTTGTTTTTGGTCGTGGGCATGTACAGACGGCCCTGCAGAAGCGCCTGATACGCCTTCTGCTGAGCGTCACCAGGGCTGTACCCCCAGGCCTGCAGCTGATTCGCCAGCTGCCTGAACCGACCCTGCGTCTGAGTGATCGACTTGAGGATCGCGTTCTGGGTAGCGATAGGCGCGGGCTTTCCGGCGCTCCCGGCCGCCTTCCCCTTGCTGATTGCCAGTCTCGTCTGGGCGTTGTTCGCCTCCTGGACACGCGACCATGCGGCGGAGCCGACGTTGTTCGGATTGTTGTTCCAGGCGGCCTGCTGCCGGGTCTCGGCGGCGTTCTTCGCGCCCTGCACACGCCCGTACGCCGGGGAGCCCGGGGCGTTCGGGTTCTGGTTGAACGCCGCCGTGCCCGCGGCCGTGGCCGCCGCCTGCTGCTTGTACCCGAGTGTCCCTGCCGCGATCGCGTAGTTGCGCTCCGCCTGACGCGCCGACATCAGATTCGCCGAGAACGCCTCGGCCTTCTTCTGCTGCGCGTTCGTGAGGTTCGTCTGAATCGGCTGCTCGGCGAGCAGCCCGGCGTTCGCGAGATCCCCGAGCTTCTGCGTCGCCGCCGAGGCGAGGATCCCGGGTGTCTGCCCGGCCCGCGCCGTCTCGAGCGCCCCGACCGTCTGCGCGTACGCCTGGTCGGCCTGCGCGGTCTGCGCCGCGTTCGCCTTCGCCGCCGCGATGTTCTGCGCGAGCTGATCGACCGCGCCCGGCGGAGAGGTCCCGACGGCCTGCCCGGCCGGGTTCTCCGCCCGTTGCAGGAAAGCGTCGAGCGCGGATTGGGTCTGCTGCCCGACGCCCTGCATCCCCGAGGCGAGCGTGCCGTAGGCGGCCTCGGTGTTCTTGGCGGCGTCCTCTGCATACTGCGCGAGGTTCTGGTACGCCTGCTGGGTCTGGTCATGCACGGCCTGTGCGTGCGCCTGAGCCTGCTGCAGCTGCGTCCGGTAGCCCTTGATGAGCGGGTCGTAGGTCGCGTTCGTGATCGCGTGCACGAACTTCGCGAGCGGCGCGCCCGACAGCTGCTGAGAGGGGTCGAAGATCGGGTTCGCCCAGTTCACCCCTCCGCCTCCCCCCGGCCCCGAGGGTGCTCGTCCGGGAAGCGGGGTCGTGCGCGGCCCCGGCGCCCACTGCCCCGGGCCGACGGCGTGAATGAGCCGCCACTGTCCACCCGCGATCGGGATGTAGTGCCCGCCCGAGACCGGGTTCGCCGGCCGGGTCGGGGACCGCACGGTGGTTGGGGGTAGCGCCATCGTCTTATCCCTTCACGTACCAGCCGCCGCCGATGCCATGCCACCCCGCCCCGGGGGAGGACTTGCCCGACCAGCGGGCGTTCGGGTGCCCGGCGGGCTGCACGAGCGCATATCCGGGATGGGTGGCCCCAGGAGCAAGGTATCCCATCTGCTTCGCATTCCAACCGCCGCCGCCGCCGCCGCCGCCGCCGCCGGTCGGAGCGCCCGGCGCGGGGGTCTGATTCGCCGGGTTGGCCTGCCAGGCCGCGATCGCCCTGCTCAGCGCGTCCTGCGCCGGCCCGATGTCGTACTGCTTCTCGCCGACCTGATAGTTCCCGATCGTCGTGCCCGGAGCGGCGGTACCCACGGGCAGGCCGGCGCCGGTGACGATGTTGCCGTACCTGTCGACACCCGTGTCGGCCTCGAACTGCCCGGCGTTCGTCTCCGCGGTGGTGTAGTTCTTGGCGTATTGGTTGGCGATCGCCCCGCCCTGCCCGTACCAGGCGTCGCCCGACGCCGAGCTCGTGACGCTCGGGGAACGGCGGTTGGCGGCGATCATCGCCGCGAGCCGGTCGAGACCATACTGGTGGAACGTCTGATGGCTGAGCGGGACGTCCTGGGTGTAGTCGAGCGCGTCCGCCCCCTGCTGCCCCGCCACCGCCTTGCGGACCGCGGCGGCGATCTGGCCGCCGACCGTCGCATGCTCGGCGTTGTAGATGCTCGCGTAGGTCGGGTCGGTCATCGGGTCGAACGTCCCCCACGCCGGCATCGGCGTCCCGGGCGGGGCGGAGGGCGTGGCCGGCGTCGCCTGTACTCCGGTGCTCGGCACGGCCGGCGGCGCGGGCGGCGGCAGCGACGGGCTCAGCGTCGTCGTGTTGACGCCGGGCGTCCCGTACCCCGAGCCTGGCTTGAGCGGACGAGCCGCTCCCGGTCCAGAGTTGGGGCGGATGTACCCCGGATCGCCTGGCCTGAGCGGCCTGGTCGTCCTGATGACGGTTACCGGAGTTTGATTTCTGCGTGCCATCGCCTCACCTCCTCGAGCGCTCGATAACGGGCCTTACGGAAACCCGGCTGTCACATCTGTCCGCTAGCAATAGCCCGGTCACGGCGCGATCCCCGTGGCGGTGAAGGTCACGGTCCCATCCTGCGGCGTGCCGGCGGTGTTCGTCGCGAACACGATCAGAGGAACGGACCCGTCGGCAGGGAAGGCCCCGTTGACTACGAGCACTGAGGTTGCCCCGGACATCGACGAGGCGACGAACGACAGAAGCGCGCGGAAGCGCGGCGAGAACCGCACGGTGTAGTTGCCCGCCGAGGTGCGCGTGACCGTGAATCCCGAGCCTTGCGTGATAACCGCCGAACCGTTGAACGTGCCGATCACGGTCGCTACGCGGGCCGGCGCGTCGGCGGGTAGAGACTTCATCGCTCGCCTCCAACAATCGCTTTTATCTGAAGGTGATAGCTCATGAAACCCCCAGGTCCACGGCGTTCTGAGAGTCCAGCGTGTCGAGCACCATGTAGACGCTCGAGCTGTCGGCATACTCCACGTGATCGCCGGCGTTCTTCGGCGACGAGCTCAGTTGCTGGGCGCCCTTCGCGTACAGCGTCGAGACTTGATCCTGCGTGAGCGCGTAGGCGCATACGAACGCGTTATCGACCTGGCCGGTAAAGGGTTGCGTCCCATCGGATGACGCGCCGACGCGGAAACGGTTCGCGCCCGCAAGGGTGATCGCGTTCAGTACGGTCGATCCGCCCACCAGCAGCCCGTCCACGTAGAACTTTCGCTTGACGCCATCGCCGGCCGCATTGTCTTCGGTGGCGACGGCGTGATGCCACTGCCCATCGGCAATATACGGCCCGAGAATGTTGTCACCTGCGCTGTAGGAGTAGAGACTCCCGTTCGAGCCAAGAACGAACCGGGCATCAGCAGTGTTGATCGTTCCCCAGGCCACTACGCCGGATGTCGTTACCGACGTCGTCTTGAGCCAACAGCCCCAGGAGCGCGTACCCGTCCCTGACGGTAGCCCGGCGTCCGTGCTCGAGAGCGATTGCGAGCTCGCCGCCACGAAGTTGTACGCGCCGTTCGCCGACCCGTCCGCGCCGGCGACGGCGACGGCGGCGCCGTTGTTCGTGAGTGTGACGTTGCCGGTTCCCTGGTCGGTTAGGGCGCCGGCGGTGAAGTTGTGCAGGCGGAGCGGCTGCCCGCCGGGGAAGTCGGCGACGGGGTCGAGCGCGGCGCCCTTCCGGGCCCGGCGGACAGCTAGATTGAACGTGGAAGGAACAGCCCCGAGCGTATGTGCGATCTTCGCGCAGTACAGACCGCGGACCTGATCGGGGGAGAGCACGTCCGCGGTGACGAACGCCTCGTCGACGCGGCCAAAATTCGGGTTGCTGGCGGCGGTCGAACCATCAGCGGCCTGTGCGCCAATATCGAGCACGCCACTGCCAGAGAAGATCGCGCCACTAACGGATAACGAAGCCTCAAGCACGGCATCCACGTATATGCGCTGCGTCGAACCATCGAACGTCGATACGGCTTGATGCCAACGATCATCGGCGACGTTCGATATGCCGAGACATGAACTCGCCGCCGTGCCGTCAGGGCTCACCCAGGCGGCGAGCACGTTGCTCGTGTAAAGAAAAAGCGCGTAGCAATACTGGCCAGCCGCCGCACTCGCCTTGGTGACGAGATGTTGATAAACGCCGGTCTTCGCCGTCCTAAACCAGCATCCCCACGATCCGGTCTTGATCCTGAACGGGTCGGCGGCGCCCGTATCGCTGATGTAGAGCGCTTGCGCGGTCGAGCCGGTGAACTGCGCGGCGGTCGCCGCAATCCCGTTGATCCCTGACGTGAACGCGACAGCGCCCTTGTTCGTGAGCGCCCGCCCGTTCCCCGAGGCGTCGGTGAGGTCGGAGAGGTTCCAGAGCCCGGCGGGCGCGGACAGGCCAAGCGCGGTGAAGTCCGCGGCGGTGAGCTGCCGGCCGGCGCGGATCTGATTCGCGACCCCGACATCCCGAACCTGGGAGGCGGTGAGCACCGGGGTGCCGCCGCCCGTCGTCGGGGTCATCGAGATCCACGCCGTGCCGTTCCAGAACTGGAGCGTGTTGCCGGTCGAATTGAAGTACTCCTCGCCCGGGGCGGGAGACGCGGGGGCGCTCGCGAGGCGCGGGGGCCTTAGGCGACCGACAATGTCAGGGGACACTTGTAGCTCCTCGCTCTAGGTTGTGGCGCGTGATGTGGCAAGAGGCACAGCGAACATCACACTTGGCAACCTCAGCCCAGATCGCGCTTGCGGAGCGCGTGCCGCCATCCCCAATGGTGAACGACTTGGGCTCGTCTGGCCTGTGATCAAAGTCCAACCTACCATCGGTCGTCCCACAATCGACACAGCCTTTCGTTCGTTTGTAAGCATCAAGAGCATCGCGCTGCGCCACCCGGCGAGCATGTTTGTAGGCAGCCAGGTGTTCGCGATTGTTGCCGCTCCACCGAGCATGATTCTCGCGTGCCCGATCCGCATTCTCTTCCCGCCATTGCTTCGCCTTCTTGTGGGCGTAGTCTGCGTTTTCCTCGCGCCATCGCTTGCTGCGCGCGAGTTCCTTCTCTCGGTTCTCCTGATACCAGCGCTTTTTCGCCCCAAGCACATGCTCACGATTCTTCTCACGCCAGCGCTTCTGCCGTGCGCTTTCGCAAGCCTTGCACGAAGCGAAATAGCCATCCGTCGAACGACTTCGACGAGAGAACGCGGTGTATGGCTTCTCAACCTTGCAGGTTGAGCAAGTCTTCATCGCACCAGCGTGATGAGGCACGAGTTAGCAGCTTGCGATGCCGCATAGGTGATCGTGACGTTGCCTGAGGCGTCTACGCTCACGTCAGGGTATTCTACATTACCCGTCGCGTTATTTTGGCACTGAACGTAGATCCCGCGGCCGGCGGGAAGACCGTGCGTCGCCTGGGTGATCGTGATCGTCGTCCCGGCCGCGTGCGTAGCGTTGTTCGAGTAGTAGCCAAGCCCGGCCGGGCCCTGTGGCCCAGTGGCTCCAGCGGGCCCCTGCGAGCCCTGCGATCCGGTCGCGCCCTGCGGCCCTGGCACGCCCTGCGGACCTTGCGGGCCGACAGGCCCCTGCGGGCCGATCGGACCTTGAGGCCCCTGAGGCCCGGGCGCCCCACCACCGGCGCCGCCGGCGGTGAACATCACCTCCACCTGCCGGTTGTTCAGGGGCATCGACGCGGATCCCTTGACGAACGTCAACGGGAACGACATGTAAGTGCCGTTGTCGGTGGCCGCCCCGAGCGTGTAGCGCCCCCAGCGGGTCGAGTCGTCCTGCTCCTGCAGGTACACGGCATCGCCCGACTGAAGAGCCGAGAGCAGGTTCGTCGCATCCAGGCCGGGGTCGGTTGTCTTGGCGATGTTCAGGATCGTCGCCGACGCCCAGCTCGCCGTGTTCGCGCCGACCTGCCCGGAAGCGACCGCGCCCGTTCCCGTCGTCCACCGCCATATCCCCGACAACGTCGTGCCGCCCCCGGTCGACGCGGCCGGCCAGTGCGTCTCGAGCCACTCGAAGTTGTACTGGGCGTCGACGAGGTCGTGCAGGGCGCGGTACGGGAACGTCGTCGGCATCAGATACTGTAGGCGTACAGCTGAGCGGTGAGCGCCAGGGCGGTGCCCGCGGGCAGCTGGGCCGACAGGTTGACGCCGAGCGCGTAGGCGACGACGCCGGTGGGCAGACCGAACTCGCCCGACTCGACGGCGGAGAACCCGGCGGCCGGGGCGGCGAGCGCGACGGCGCTGCCGGGGAACGCACCCGAGAACGTGTAGGAGACACCGCCGCTGCCACCGCCGATCGCGGTGACCTGATAGAGGGCCGGGGTGACGGTGACGCCGGTGAGCAGCGCGGAAGCGGCGAGAGAGGCGCGAACGCGGCCGATCGCCGTCTTGTTCTGCACCTGAAAGTCGCGGGGCTGGCCGGACAGGCCGCCGTCGCCGACCCATATGAGCGCCGGGTAGTCGCAGGCGGCGCCGGACGGAATCGGGTACGGCTGAGAGGTGAAGATCAGATCGCCCGTCGGAGTCGAGCGATCGACCAGCGCGCTCGCGGTCAGGAGCAAGCGGCGGAAGGTGTTGTTTGGCGATGAAAGGTCGCTATCGGCGATGTTGCCGTTGGCCCAGACGGCGAGCTGGGTCATGTCGCCCGCGAGCTTCGGCTCCTCGGTGGCGTTCGCGAGCCCGACCTGAGGCACCTGGATGTTCAGCGGCATTCGTTCTCCTCAGTCCCAGCGGTCGACGCGGTCGGTCAGCGCCAGCGTGTACGACAACACTTCGTCCTGCGTGTTCGATGTCGCGGAGAACACCTGTGAGAACGCGCGCGCGACCCCGAGCGAGAACACCTCGGCCTCGCCAACCGGGGCGCCACCGCCGAACGTACCGCCGAGCGCCCCGCTACCGCCGAACGTGCCGCCGCCGCCGAACGTCGAGGGGTTCAGGATCGTGGTGGGGAAGCAGTTCGCCCGGATCAGCGATTCGGTCGCGACGAAGTCCTTCGCGAGGTAGTAGTCGACCGTGCCGAACCCCTCAAGACGAATCTGCCGCAGGCGCTTGCGGTAATAGGTCGACGGGTAAAGGCGGCGGCGGAAGAACGACGGCGACTGCCATGGCCCCTTCCACGCCCAGGTGAACGGCACGCCGTTGTCGGTGTACACATTCGGGGCGAAGCACTGGTCGACGATCGCCGCCGTCGACTTCGCCGAGTACAGCTGCGCGACGGTCGAGGGGTGCCAGGCGACGAGCTCGTTGGAGCCGAACGAGTGCTTCCACCACGACTGCAGGATCTCGTCGTAGTCGAGCGTCAGGTCGTTGGGGGCGGCGCCCTGCGACGCGATTGACAGGTAGTAGTGCCCGGCGAAGTAGAACCCGCAGGCGTTCGAGAGCTGCGAACCGACCGCCTGGAGGATCGGGAGGATCTTGTCCGAGATCGGGGTGAGCTTCGAGCCGTTGGTGACGTACACGCCGCGGCCTTCGGAGAGGAAGTAGGTGCCCGCCGCGCCGGTGGCGATCGACCGGTCCGCGACGCAGCCGATCGAGTCCGACAGGTTGCGGACGTTCGGCGTGTCGCCGACCCCGTTGATCACGGCAGCCGACCCGGGACTGATGATCACATAAGACTTCCGCGGCTTGCACACGAGGACATACGGGCCGACTCGCCCGATCGCGGTGATGACCTGGCCGTCGTTGGCGTCGAGGTCGAACCAGGTCGCGCCACCCGTCCTGTGCGCATTGTCCGGGACAGTGGTCGGATCCCAGGTGGTCGGGTCAGAGAGCGCCGACACGTACACCCGGTTCGGAGCGGCGGCCACCCCGGTGATGTACATCTGATTGCCGACCTGCGTCGAGTACTTACCGTTGGGGATACCGTTCTTCAGCCCCGCGGCCGGCGGGGGATCCACGTATCCCGACGTCGTGGCCTTCACCCAGTCGCCCGTGCTCGTCCCGGAGGTCGCCCCCGACCACTGCTGCGGATTGTCGACACCGTTGAGCATGTACAGCGGCCCCTGACTGCCCATGACAGGAGCGAGCAGGCCCTCCCACCGGCCATTCGACACCCCGGAAGCCTTGATGACATTCACCGCCCCGGCGGCGTTGACCGACACCAGGCTACTCGGGGTAGCGCCGACGAGAGCGCTGACCGGCGTGCCCTCGCAGGCGATCAGCGACTGCAGCGCGGCGGCCGGGGTCGCGAACGTCGCAAGACCGGCGCGCTTGGAGATCGCGCCGGCCGTCGTGCCTTGCACATTAAAACAGTCACGGCAATTCGCATCCTCAAGCAGCCTCGGCGAATCCAGCACATTCAGGCCGAGGTGGAAATCTCTGAAGTTGGGTCAAAGAGGCGGGCCGCTAGGCATCGCTCTTACACCACCTCCTTCCAACTCTTGTAGTTACGGACCTTGTGAATGCATTCATCACTAACGCCGAACTTGATCGCCAGCGGCCTACCGGTTCCGTAGCCTCGAGGTGCAGCGCGAATCTCACGCACCGCTTCCCACGTCAGCTTCGTGCAGTTGCCCCGATGGGCGTTTTCCTGATTCGTGACAATCTCAAGATGATCGGGATTTACGCACGGCCGATTGCGACAGAGATGATCGAGTTGCATCCCTTCGGGGATTGACCCCCTAACCTGCTCGAAATGCCAGCGATGAGCCATGACCACAACGCTACCCGGCAGACACTTCTGCCCATAGCCCGACGAAGTCCTTGCCCTTTGCCAGACCCAACAACCCGTTTCCTCATCCACAACGTAATCGTTACGCTGATTCCGCATCGAAATCTATCCTTTCGGTGTCGGGCCCCGGCCGTTCGCAGCGGCGCGGGGCTACTTATCGTGCGTATCTGCCATAAGCGGGGCGAGAGTTCCACATGGATGCAGCCACTGTTGGTGTATCAGTATTGAACCGGACCGAAGCATTGAAGTCAGACAGGCCCTTGGCGAAGCGCGCGTCCCACGCCCCGGCGCGCTGCACGTCATCCTCGGCCCGGAACGCCTGAGCGACGGCCCAGGACCACAGCAGCCAATGCCACATGATCGGAATGATCGGGATGTCCGTATCCGCGACGAGGGCAGCAGGGATGCGCCAGTAGCGGCACTCGAGGTTGTAGATCCCGTCCGGGGTCGGGAACAGCTGGAAGTTCGCGCCGTTGAGCGCATATGCGGTCGGGCGGCCGGTGGCGCTCGGATTGGAGCGATCGAGCCGGCGGAGTGCGGTGGACACGAGTTCGAGGTTGCGGTCGGCGTCGCGCAGATTGCGGATGTCCGAAGCATCGGCCGGCTGCGGGTAGAGACCCTGAGAAGCGGCGGTCGGGAAGTCGAGCGTCGCCTCATCGCCGGTGTAGTTCGTCTGGGAGCAGATGTACTGGTAGCCGTCGTTGATGAACTGGTTCATCCGCGCGGTGCCGAACAGGATCGGGTCAAAGCCGTTGCGCATCGCTTCGTTGCGGATGTCCCCGAGGTTCACAGCGCCCTCTTCATCCGCTCGCGGCGCGCGGCGCGCTCGAGCGCCTTCTCATCGGCGCGCGACGCTCGGACCGGCCGGGCGCGGGTGACCGGGACGACATGCCCGCAGCCGAGGCACGCCATCGCCGGGACGAGCGAGCTCGTGCAGAACACCATCGCCCCGCCGCACCGGTTGCACCTCATCGGATGTCCCTGAGGACGAAGACCCGGCCCTGGTAGGACCCTAATCCAAGCTCCTTGCGGATGGCGTGCGCCATCCGCTCGCCGCCGTCCTCGGTGCGCTTGCGGAATCGCTCGGCCTCGCGCTTCTCGCGGTCAAGGCGCGCGCGCTCAAGCGCCTTCGTGAAGTCATAGCCGCCGCGACCGTTGCGATCGATGTACTCGAGGCGGCGCACGACGCGGTCGTCGAGCCCCTCCCAGGTCCCCGACCGGTTTCGGTGTCCGCGGCAGGTGAGCACGGGCGGGACCGGCCGGTCGCGCTCGTACACGGCGAACACGCCGGCGCGCGGCGAGAACCGAACGCGGAGGTTCGGGTCGATCTCCTGAATCTTCTGGACGGTGCTCGACGAGTCGGCGCCGATGATGACCCAGTCATTGGTCTCGTGGGCGAGGCGAACCTGATCGAAGTTCGCAGGCTCTACTTCCATGAGCCTCCTTTCGCGGGCGCAGAGCCCGGTGCTGTGGCCGGTCCCGCGTGTCGTGCCGGGCTCTGCGCGTCCGGTCCGGCGCCTAGATACGGGTCACCGGAACGTCGTCGTAGATGTTGATCATCTTCGCCTGGCGGGCCGGGGCGATCGACACGAGGCAGCAGTCCCAGATCAGCCACGCCTGCCAGATGCGCGCCCACACACCGGTGCCCGCCGACTTCAGCTGGAACACCGAGCCCTTGTCATCGGGCGGCTGCAGCCAGTCCGGCGGCCCGATCTGCGACCAGCACAAGCCGCCGTTGTTGATCAGGAACAGGCAGCCGTTGGGGGCGTCGGGGTCGCCTCGCATCGGTATCGGCTGACCGCCGGCGGACACGAAGATCGTGTCGAACCCGCCCTTGTAGTCGGTCGCGTTGTTGTCGTTCCACCGCTTGCCCGAGCTGTAGGTGTTCGACAGGCGGCGAAGCACGCCGAGGGTCATCACCCCGAGATCGGGGGTGAACCCGGACCGCTGGCGGACCTGTTGGGCGAGCTGCATGATCCCGTCCTCGGAGGGCCCGGCGGCGTTCGCGAGATCCTTGACGTTCGAGTCCCAGAACCCGTTGGCCGCAGACGCGCTGTTGATCTGGTGAAGCGTCCGCGAGGTCGAGCAGATGTTTCTGAGGCCGTCCGACTCGAGCGACCGGTCGCCCGACAGGTACACGCCGTAGGTGTTGGCGGTCGCGCCGGCGGTCGCGGCCGAGATGGTGATGGTGGCGTTCGCCTGGGTGGCGCCGTTCGGGGTGCCGGTCCAGGTGACGTTCTGAACAACGGTGCCGATGACACCGTTGGTGACAACACCGGTGGCCTTCAGGACGATGTCGACGGTGTCGCCGATCGCGATGTACTGACCGGAGTCGACAGTGATCGACGTGCCCGCGCCCGGGGTGCCGGTGACGGTGGCCAGCAGACCGTCGCCGGTGCCGTAGGCGATCCGGGTCATGTCCTTGCGCATGTCCTTCTGCGCCATGTTCATCTCGAAGTCGAGCTCGCGGACGAACGCGACCTGGTTGTTCTTCGTCTGGCGGACGACCTGGTCGGACAGCTCGATGCCGACCTGGAAGTACTTGATGTTGACGATGCCGTCGACGCCGCCCTGCGTCCCGGCGGCTGGCAGGTTGCCGCCGTCGGTGGTCGCCCCGCGGCCGCGGTTGCGGTTCGAGTGCGCGGCGAAGATCAGCTGGCGACCGCCGAACGTGCCCATGTCGTTCGCGTTCGTCTTCTCGAGGATGTCGAGAATGACGGTCTCCTGGTTGAGCTGCTCGACCCACGGGTCGAAGTAGACGTTCTTCAAGTACGCGTCGGCACTTGTCAGGTTGGTGGTCGCCAAGACGACCTCCTTTCAGCGTTAGGGATTCACTTGTGTTCCGGGCCGCCCTAACGCTGTGCTCGCCTCCTGGTCCCCGAGGGGGACTGTGGGCTCGTCCTGGCGTGTCGGCCTTGCGGCGAAGTGTTACATGCCGCCGCGGCGGGCGATCTCCATCGCCATCGCCTTCGCCTCGGCGAGGGTGTGCGCCTTGTTCGGCGTCACGTCTGGCATCCCGGATCCTTCCGGCCGGGGTATTCCGAGCTTGCCCTGGAAGGTCCGCTGCTCGGTCTTGTTGAGCAGTCCCTGCAGCGCCTCCCAGGCGCGGGGGACGGCCGACTCGAGCTCCTCGAGCGAGGAGGCGGTCTCGGTGAAGTGCGGCAGCACCATCTCGAGCGCCTCGCGGTCGAACGCGTCCGGGTTCTCCTTCTCGAGCTTCGCGATCTGCGCCTCCACGCCCCGCAGCGCCTCCTGCTGCGCGGCCTGCATCTCCTGCTGCTGGAAGCGCCCGTCGACTCCCTGCAGCATCCCCTCGATCGCCTCCATGCGCTGGAGCAGCTGCTGGTTGGGGTCCTCGTAACCGTACTCGTCCGGCTGCTGCTGGGAGAGGCCGTACTGGTTGGCGTAATCGCCGTTGACCCACTCGTAGAACTGCTGCGGGTCAGACTGCGCCGCCTGCGCGAGCTGCATCGCCCAGGCGACGACCTGCGGATCCTGACCACGCAGGCCCATCTGCTCGAAGGGCTCCCAGCCCTTGCGGTAGGCGGCGGCCTCGTTGAACTTGCGGGTGACGTTCGCATCGAACGCCTTGAAGCCCTCCTCGGCGATGCCGCGCGCGCCCTCGTCCTGAATGCGGTCGAGGTACTCCTGATACGGCGCCCCACCGCCGCTGCCGCCGTCGCCCTGGCCCCCGTCGGGGGGCTGTGCGCCGCCGGCGTTCTGATCAGCGAATGACACCGATCGCTCCTTCGTTCATGGCGCCGTACCCCAGGGGGGCCCTCGCGCCGTTCGTCAGGTCTTGTTGTACTCCCGGAGCGCGGCGAGCGCCTGCCGGGTCGCCGTGCGGATCGGCGTGGTCGGCGGCTGGCGCAGCGGCCGCTCACCGGCCTTGCTCGAGGCTTTCCAGGCGTCGCAGGTCCATTCGCCGTCGACGACCAGCGGCGGGTACTTGGTGCAGTGGCCGTGGTCGAAATGTCGCACTCGCGCTGCTCGTCATCGGCGGCGCGCAGGTTCGGCGGCGCGGCCGGGCCGGCTTCAGAGTCCGCCATGCAGGTCTCCGTTCATCGAGGCGATCATGTCGAACCGGATGCGGTCAACCCAGTCCGGAGGGATCACGATATGGATCGACACGCCGTGCCCGGCCGGGATGTCACCGTCGCGGATCCGCTCGGACAGCACGTCGTACTCATGCTGCGCCGAGAGGATGAACCTCGCAAACGTCTCCGAGTGCTCGGTCACACTTTGCCGTGTTTCCCGCCCGTGACCTGCACGGTCGTCCGCCCGGGAGCCTGCGGCTGGATCCACACCGGTTGATTGAACGCCTGCGACGCCGCGGCGGCGATCGTCCCGACCGGCGGCGACGCCGTGTCCTTGTAATAGTTGAGCGTCGTCCCGGCGACGTTCAGGACGGTCACGGTCTCGCCCGCCTTCGGCTCGACGGCGACATGGAACATCGAGCCGTAGGAGATGACGTTCTCGCCGAGAGTGACCGTGGACATCTACCGGCCGCCGGAATAGGTCGTCGAGGTCACGTCCGTGTAGGGGATGTCGAAGGTGGCGTTGTCGGCGTCGCGGGTGCGGACCTGGATCAGCGTCGGGTTGCCGTCGTCGTCGACCTCGACGTTCGCGAGGTAGGCGGCGAAGTGGTTGGCGTAGTCGCCCGAGAGCAGCTGTACCCAGCCGCCGAGCACGGCCGGGCCGAGCTCCGGATCCTCGACGCCGTCGTCGACGTTGTGCGGGCTGAGCGCCGGCGGCTCGGGCACGTCGGCCTCCGGGTCGTGCACGGGGGTCGCGACTGGCCCGGACACGTTCTGCTCGCTCGTCTCTTCTTCGGGCTCGGCCTCTGCCTTCGCGGCCTTTTCCTTCTCCGCCTTGGTGGTCATCTACCGCCTCCGTTTCGCTGGTTCGTGCTGCGCATCCGCTGCTGGTGCGCCTCTTCGGCGCGGCGCTCGGTCTGCGCCAGGCCGTGCATCTTCATGGCGTGCTCCTCGGCCGCGTGCTGGCGGGCCTGCTCGGCCTGCGCGCCGCCCTGCTGCGCCTGCGCCGCCTGGATCAGCTGCTGCAGCTGCTGACCCTGGAGGCCCTGCTGGTGGTCGGCGAGGGCCATCTGCATCTGTTGCTGCTGACCCTGCGCCTGCCCCTGGGCCTGCTGCAGGTTCGACAGATCCTTGGCGTCCTGGTAGGCGGCCTGGCTGAGGGTCGGCGGGATCTGCCCGGTCATCTGCAGCTGCATCTGGAGCTGCTCCTGCTGCTCCTGCTGCTGCTGTTGGCGATGGAGCTGGACGTGCGCCTCGAAGGTCTGTTTGATCTGCGCCGGCGCCTTGGCGTAGCTCGCGGACTTCTGCTGGTCGGTGTGCCCGTCGATGTGCGCCTGGGTGTCGTCGTAGTCGTTGATCTCGAGGCGCACGCCGCGCATCAGCAGCACGTTCTCCCGGTTGACCTGCGTCTCATTCACCGTGTACTCCTGAATGAGATGGTCGGTCGCGCCGAGCCCGAGGTCACGGAAGAACTGCGAGAGCTGCCGGCCGTGCAGGCCGTTCCCGGTCTGGGTCATCATCGTGATGATGTCCTTCATCATCGCCTGCTTGGCCGCCTGGGACTGCGGGAAGCTCGACCCCGCCTGCACCTCGATGTGAGTGTTGCCGCGCAGGTCGGTGTTGCGGAAGTCGAAGATCTGCCAGGCGCCGTCGTCGCCGGCGATCTTGATCACCCGCGAGTCGGTGTAGTAGCGCTGGACGTGCTCGAGGATCTTCGTGCCCATGATCCCGAGCCCCTCCTCGTGATCGGCGACGGCCAGGGCCAGGCGGGTGTCGTCCTGATCCAACAGGAGGGTAATGGCAGCAGCTGCCGTTACTCCTGGTGGCACCTGGGCGTTGGTGACCTCGTGCTGGCCGGAGATGTCCTCCATCGACCGGCGGATCTGATCGGGCAGCTCCTTGACGTAGTCCGGCAGCGTCGGCGGCTCGAGGTAGGACGGGATCGGGTGCTGCGACCCGGACTCGTCGAAGAAGTGCCAGCCGCCGGCCTGGGAGATGTTCTCGAGGAACTTCTCGGTGTCGCCGACCGCCTGCTTAGCCGCGATCCCTGTGGGATTCCCGATGCGGTTGCGGTTCTCCGCCATCTGCGACAGCGTCTTGTTGAGCTCGGTCTGCGACCCCTGCAGAAGCTCGACGATCCCCATGCCCCACAGCCGGCCGGGGACGGGGATGCCGGTGTACATGATCCACGGCATCGGGTCGAACGGCTTCTCGTCGGAGTCGAGCACCTTGCCCTGCGCCCACACGATCCGCGCCCCGCCGGGATACTCGTCGCAGGGCTTGCACCAGTACTGCCGGATGCGGACGCCCTTGTAGGTGCTCGAGCCCGACGACAGGCCGCCCATCAGCTGCATCTCGACGAGGCCGGGGGAGGCGATCGTGTCCGGCATCAGCTCGACGTCCCAGTGGCGCTTGCAGTAGTCCTGGGAGCGGACGGTCTCCTCGATCAGCCATTCGGCGTCCTCGAACACGTCGGCGAGCGGGTCGACGAGCGTCCCGAACGGCGACGGCGCCTCGACCCTCAGATCGCCCGGGGCGATCCGCTTGGACTTCACCTCGGCGCCGGTCGCCGACGCGAACGCCTGCGCCATATCCTGGTTGCCGCGCATCGTCTTGCCGGTCTCGTCGGTCATCAGCGACCCGTCGGGCCTGACGAGCACGTCGACGGGGTCGCCGATCGTCGGATCCCACGTCACCTTGAGGAACCCCGCGCCGGTGATCCGCGCCCACTCGAGCGCTTTCAGGTCGTGCTTGCGCATGTTCAGGTGCGACCACTGGTAGCGCATGATCTGCTCGGACAGGGAGGCGGCGTTGGTGTCCTCCTCGTCCCCGGACTGCGGGGTGGCGATCCACACCGGCCGCGTCTTCGTGAGCTTCGCGAGCTCGGTGCGGACGATGCCGGTGATCCGGTTCTCGGTCTCGGTGATCCGCCCCGGATCGTCGAGGCCGGCGGGCTCGACGAGACGATTGCCCATGTAGGCCAGCCACTGGCGGTTCTGGAAGAACGCCAGGCTCATGAACCATTGCGGCTCGAGCAGCCGCCGCGCCGACTTCGCCTGGCGGTACTTCTCGTCGAGCTTGCCGGTGAGCGTGTTCGGCCGGCCCTGGCCGGTGCCGGTCGGGGGATCAGCCATCCGAGATCCTGATCTTCCCGACCATGTTCATCTGATCGTCCGCGCGCGGAGGCGGCTCGCGGAACGCGACCGGCTCGCGCACGGGCAGAACTTCGGGTCGCTGGATGCGGTCGGCGAGGACGCGGCGCTCTTGGGCATTGTCTCTCTCGCGCGCGCGCGTGTAACTAAGGAAGACGATGACGACGACCGCGAGGGCGACGGCTTCGGTGACGGCGACGACGGTCATCTAGAACCCCACGTTGATCGTGACAAGATTGCCGGCGCCGTCGCGGACGAATCCGCCCGAGAACGCCTCGGCGCCCGACAGCGGCCCCGCCACATCCACCGTGGTCACGAGACGCCCGGCCACGTCGCGCATGAACCCGCCCGAGGACGCAACCCCGCCCGAGGTCACGACCGACAGCCGCCCGACCGAGTCGCGGACGAACCCGCCGGAGATCTGCTCGGTGCCCGTCAGATTGCCGCCCGGCGAGGCGACTATCAGCAGGCGGCCGTCGACGTCGCGGACGAACCCGCCGCTGTAGGCCTCGGTCGCCGACAGCGGCGCGTTCGCGGCCTCGGTGACCGTCACTAATCTTCCGTAAGGATCTCGGACGAACCCGCCCGACAGGCTCTCATTCGCTGCCAGCGCCAACCGTCATCCTTTCCCCGACCAGTCCGCGGAGCATCTCGTTCTCGGCCGTGAGGCGCTCGCACTCGGCGTTCAGTTCGCCGACAACCTGCATGTGCTCGCGGTGCGTCTGCGGCCTGAACTCGAGGCACTCGGCCATCTCCCGCACGCACGACTCGCACAGGCAGCAGCGATCGAGCACCGCGACGATCGCCATCGACCCGTGCTCGCGGACCTCGCCGCGCTCGATCGGCATCCCGAGGTCGATGAACGCCGTCTCCGCGTCCGCGCCTCTGAGGCATGCGGCGCAGAACGGCGGCTTGGGGTCGGCGAGCTTCGCCCGCCAGGCCGGGGTGACGATCTCTTTGCGCTGCCGGGTCACGACTGCCCCCGGAGCTGAGCCATGCGCATCGCCAGCGCCTGCGCCGCCGGGCTCGAGCGCAGCCCGGGCAACAGCGGCGTCCCGCTCGGCGGGGAGGTGAGCGCCGGGGCGGCGCCCGTGGTCGTCGCCGACGTCCCGGCCTGCAGCAGCTGCGCCTGACGGCGGCGCTGCGTGATCGCGTCGTCGAGCGGGGTGTACGACATCAGCGGTAGCCGGGGCCGCGACCGGCGACCGGCCCGCGGGCGCGGGCGAGCGCGATCCGGGTCGCGAGCCCGGTCGAGCCGCGCTGCGTGAGCGCCGACGGCCGGAGCGGCATCTGCGGCCGCGGGGCGCCGACGCGAGTGAAGCCGGCCATGGGGGGGACGGCCGGACGGGGAGTTGCCATGTCTTCGCCTTTCAGGTCGACGGCTAGTGCCAGAATTGCCCCGGGCCGTAGCCCGAGGACAGCGTCTTCGATCGCTTCCCGAGCTTCGCGACGCGCTCCATGTGCCGCTTCAGCATCCGCTGCTGCGGCGTCGCCTCCCCGGTCTCGCGCGGGCGGACCGGCGCGAGCGGGCGCTGCATGATCACGTAGCGCAGAGCGTCGAGGAGATGATCGTCGCGCTTGACCGGCTCGGCCTTCGCCTCGTGCTCGCCGCGGCCGGTGTTCTTCACCCAGCGGTAACGACGAAACTGCCCGAGCAGCTCGGGACAATTCGCGGCCACGAGCAGCCGGCGAGCGTCGATGCGCTCCTTGACACGGTTGATCCCGGCGCTCACGGCGTTCTGCCCGGGGATCGTGTAGATGCCGTGGTCGGCGAACTCCGACTGATCCGAGCGACCGGTCTGCGCGTTCTTGTTGCGGCTCGCCGGATCGATCACCGTCCAGTTCACCTGCAGGGGAACGACGTCGTTCTCGGACTTGCGATACCCCCAGCGCAGGTCGCGGCGGCGCATCTCCTCGCACGCCTCGCGAACGGTCGAGCCGCGCAGCGCGATCTCGTCGAACACCACGAGGTTGTCGTCGAAGTCGAGGTAGCAGTAGACGACGGCGAGCATGTGCCGCCACCCCGGATCGATCCCGCGAAACACCTCGGCGCCCGGGGGGATGCGATCGATCTGCGGGATCGTCTCCGGCGGATGCGGGTAGATCAGCCCCGAGAAGGCGACGAACCGCCCGGATTTGCGCGCCTCGCGCTCAGGCCCCGAGTACTTCGCGAGCTGACGCTCCTTGCCTCGCTGCGACAGGTGCGGATTGTCGTCCATGTCGACGACGACGACCCGGCAGTCCGGCTCCGTGAGCTTCCCGAGCTCCCACGGCTCATACAGCTCGTCGAACAGCCACGCCATCCCCGAGAACGGGGTGAGGGCGAAGATCTCCTCACCGTCATAGTCCACAAGGCGCATCGCACACTCATTACGTACTTCCTGACGAGGCTCCTCGTCATACACAACCCTGTGCAAAGCGACCCCGCCGAGCTTCTCCCGGTCCTGCTCAGAGGAGTTGAACTGAATCCACGACCCGTTCTGAAATCTCAGGATGCGCTGAACCTTGTCCCAGGCACGATCGAAGCTCTTATGCCTGAACTGACTCTTAGGGCACCACTCGCGAATCTTCTCGTGAATCACCCCGTCAAGCGTCGACGTCAGATCCGGGGTCACGATCCTCACCTTGACCGGCGGCTCCCAGCGCTTGAACGCGACCAGGTGCTCAGGAACCGCGTCTCTATCACACACCTGAATCAGCGTGTCCAAGATCGCCGCCGTCGTCTTCCCCGAACGATTTCCCCCGAAAAACGCCCTGATCGCCGGCCATTCCCCGCTCTCACCTCGCGCGTGAAACGCGAGTTGCTTCTCATGCACGCGCTTGCCCGTCAACACCGGGTTGTTGTACATCAAAAGCGGGTTCTCGCGAATCTGCCTCTCGAGCGCCTCGAGCTGCTCGCGAACTCTGTCCTGCTGCTCAGGATCGAGCGCCTCCAAAGCGTCGAGATCGATCGCAAGCCCGCCGGCGAACGAAGGGGCCTTCACAAAACCTCCTGAAGGTGAAAGACTGAGAAAAGCGCCGAGGACAGACCCGCCGGCCAGGGCCTCACGGATGAGACTTCCCAGCCGCCGAAGCCTCAGGCGCCAGAGCCGTCAGAGGGGGACTCGCGTCAGATGGTAAAAGCGCGGGGACCGGCTAGAAGTCCCGGGACCGGGGAGGGCTGACACCTACGTCCTCATCCGGGCGAAGTGCCAACAAACCGGAAAACGGTAAAGAGGCGAAATGCCCTCTGATATATCAGGGGGCCCGGCGAAAAGTTTGACCTTGCCCGCGCGCAATCGCCTACCCCCGGGCGCGCGCGGCAAGAGCCGGCGTGCGTACGCGCGGCTTATCGGGCGCTCGATCGGCGCGGCGATGGCGCTGCGGATGTGTCGCACGGTGTGACGCAGACCCTCCGAAAAGCCCGTGGGAATAGGCTTTTCGAGCAATGGGGGGCATTGGTCAAGTGGGTCCTGGGCGATACTCTACGCGCGTGCGAGGTCAAGCGTGGTCTATCCGGCACGCGTGGGGGGTCCTGACTACTACCGTTGAGGTATCTTTCAGACATTGTCTTGACATTGTTGCAACACCGTGCTTTAGTGTGCGACATGAGCAATTCAAGGATGGATTTCAAACGGGAGGTTCGCACCGCTATGGGTGGTCGCGGCACTCCCCGCCGGGTCGAGCTCCTGCCGAACGGGTTTTGGCGAGTCGACTGGGTTTCTGGGCTGGTGCGGCTTTATGAGTCGGATCCGCGGCCGTCGTTCGTTCGCGGATTTGAGCCGGAGCCGCGGTCATGAGCGTTCTCGAGCTTTCCGCGCCGACGTCTCTGAAGGATTGGACGTCGGCTTGCGGGATGACGCAGCGGGAGGCTTCCGACATTGTCGGAGGCTTGTCGAAGCCTTCAAAGATGCCCGGGCATGCGTACGGGTTGCCGGCCGCGGAGTGCGGGGTCGGGTCGCAGCTGCGGGAGAACACTCCCGGCTCGGTGTGCGAGTTCTGCTATGCGCACGAGAACATGTACGCGTTCCCGTCGACGCAGATTGCGCAGTACTGGCGTCTGCACTGTCTGTCTGATCCGCGTTGGGTTGATGCGATGGTGTGTCTGATCGGGTGGCAGGAGCGTTCTTCGCGCGTGTTTCGCTGGCACGATTCGGGTGACCTGCAGGGTGTGTGGCACCTGGACCTGATCGTTGCCGTGGCGGATAGGTTGCCGTGGGTTCGGTTTTGGATCCCGACGCGTGAGTTCGCGGTTTTGCGCGTTTGGATGCGTGAGCACGGGGCATTTCCCGCGAATTTGACCGTGCGGCAGTCGGCGGCACTTGTCGGGCATCTGCCTAACCCTGCACAGGCGTCGGGCGGCCGGGTGTTTTCCGGGGTGGCGCATCCCGGGCAGGAGATCCCCGAAGACGTGCATGTCTGCCCGTCACGATCGCAGGGGAATGAGTGCGGCGATTGTCGTGCTTGCTGGTCAGCTGATGTGCCCGTTGTCATCTATCCGTTGCACTGAAAAACAGAAAAGGAGTTCTGTAATGAGCCTGAGTCGTCAGGAGCGCATCGAAGAGCTCGCGCAGGTTCTGCGCGAAGCCGAAAAACTCTTGCTGCGCGCGCATCTAATCGCGCGAGATCTAGGGTACGCGGATATGGCGGCGCAGCTGTCCGCACTGATCGCAAGCCTGCGCGAGGAGTGAACATGAAAGAAAAAGAGAACAAGACGACGACGATAGGGATACGCGTTACCCCTAGCGTTCACGCCGAGATCTCGCGTCTCGCGCGCGAAGCAGGCATGTCACAGTCGAATTTCATCGTCGCGCGCGCGTTAGGGCGCCCTGTGAAGAGCGCTGATCATGAGCTTCAGATGCTGCGCCGGCGTGTGAAAGAGCTCGAAGGCTGGACGGGGATCGTGCGGAGAGAAGCGTCATGAGTGAGGACGCAATGATCCCGATGACCGACCTGCGCGCGATAAGGCTGCTCGAGGTTGGAGACTGGTGGCTGCTCCCATGGCTGAAGAATGGAGCGGAGGCCAAGGAACGCCTCGAGCGCTTGCGCGCCGACCGCAAGCGAATGTGGACTCGAGCTCGCCTGAGCAACACCCGATAACTGACAATATGTCTATCTGGCAAGACTTCCCATGCATCCCGGCCGACGTCGTTCTGACGTTGGCCGGCTATGGCAACCACCGAGCGGTCTATCGCGCGGCCAGGGGCAAGATCCCCGCTGGTCTTGAGATTGACCATCTGTGCGGCAATCACGGCTGCGTCCAGGTCGAGCACATGGAGCTCGTGACCCACGCGGAGAACATGCGCCGCTACGGCGATCGGACGACGCACTGCAAGAACGGACACGAGTACACGCCGGAGAACACCTATGTGCGTCCGGGCGGAAGCAACCGGGATTGTCGGATCTGCAACGCGGACCGTCAGCGCCGCTGGCGCGAGCGCAACGCCTTGATAATCGCCGACCGGGACGCAGAGAGGGCTAGAGCCCGCGCTCACGCCGTGGACTCGCGAGAGGCTCACGCGGCAGAATAGCGCGAGGTGCGGGTCTTTTGTCGTTCTTTCGCGCGTTCGCGCCTGAGCTCGTCGTCGCGGGCGTAGATCTCGCTCGCGCGCCGCGTCGAGATCACCGCCTCGATCGCCCCGGTCTCGTCGCGCGCCGCCCGAGCCGGGTTCGTCGTGTAATCGCCACGCTGCGCCGCGGGGTTCGCGGCCAGGTAGATCGGCTTGGGCTGCGCGCGTTTGAGCTCGAGCGTGTATCCGCGCTCGCCGCGTGTGCAGCTGAGGACGTGTACGCGGCAGACGACGTGCTCTGCGCGCGCGCCGCAGTCGTGATCGCGCCCGGTCTTGTAGCGGCGCTGCACGTCGACGGTGATGACGCGCCCGGCCTGCAGGAAGCGCAGGCGCCGGCGGTCGACGATGATCATGCGCTTTGCCCCCGACTCGTAAGCTCGCGTTCCCTCGCGTTGTGCTCCTTGATGAGCGCGATTGTTTCCTCGCGGGTCAATAGCCAGCGCAACCATACGAAACGCTTTGCCAGTCTGACCTTCAAGCCCCAACCGCCGCTTTGGCCCACGCGGGCGGGATCAGTAGGAGTAGCCATCGTTCTCAATCGAAACAACGTGGTCGGGGTCGATGTAGATGGTGCGGCTCGGAGTCGCGTTGTTCTGGAACTCCACGAGCTTCCCGCCGCCTCGTGCGTCGTTGATCGCGCGTGCGACCTGATCGGTACGCAGGTTGCGATCGAGCAAGTAGCTGTCGCCACTGTCGAGCTTGATGAGGACAGTCATTCGGTTGCCCCCAGATGTTCTTGGCCGGAGGCCGATACCGCCGACACCTTCTCGGCGGCCTCCCCGGACCGGCTGAACTCTGCCTGTCCCTCACACGGATCAGCACGCCGACCGGCCCTATCTGTCCGGTCCGGCGCTCCCCGCTCGGCTATAGGAAGCTCGTCAACTTCGGTCGAGCCGCAGCGCGGGCACGGCAGCCCCGAAGTCCTGCCGGTGATGCCACACGCTCGGCACACGAGTTGGCTCATGAGTCCCTCTCGCGTGGAAGCGTCATATCAGCGCCACGAACTTCGTTCCGAGGCAGTCGCCGCAATACGCCCATGGGCGCTCGATGGGACGTCCGCAGTCATCGCAGGGCTTCGTGAGGGGATCGCCCGCAACCCCCCACGGGTCGTAACGCGGTGGACACGACGCGCCATGCATGCCGCACGGCGCTAGTTGTGGTTCCGACCAGTCTTGCCGCGCGCATGCACCACAGGCGCAATGTCGGCCATGAGTGATGCTTTGGCCCACGCTCATGGCTCGTACACCACTTGCTGCACGAGCCCCCACGGCGCGGTCGCGTACGGCGAGTTCGGGGGATGCCCCCACGGGTTCTCCCAGGACGGCTCGCCGCGGTAATACACCATCTGGCACCCCCAGTCCTCGAGCAGCCCGAGGTACCACTCCTGCGAGTAGTGCGAGTAGGCGGTCGACAGCGGCTTGGTGCCGGGGAACACGATGTTCCACCCGCCCTGGTCCGAGATGAACCAGCCGTGATCGCGCATGCCCTTCCACACGAACCGGTCCATCCGCGTCACGAGCTGATCGCCGCAGAGGCTCGCGCCGGCGAGCTCGGGGTACTTCGACATCGGCTCGCCCTCATCGGGCAGCGACCACGACGGGTCGAGGCGGAACACGGCGGCCTCGGGCACGCCGTAGCGCCAGCTCTTCTCAGAGCCCTCCCAGTAGTACGACATCGGGTTGTTCTTCGTGTCGCCGCGCTCGACGGCCGGCGGGATGATCAGGCCGCTCTGCGGCGCGCACCCGGTGCAGCCCGAGAACATGTGATTGATGTGGCCGCGGGCGAGATCCTCGAACAGGATGTGCATGCCGATCGGGTCGCAGCCCGAGGACCCGTACATCTGCGGCGGCTTCGCGACGGGCCAGGGGCGCGCGATGCCGTCGCCCTGGTTGATCCCGCCGTCGGGCTTCTGCGGCGAGTAGAAGCCCGCATTCCCGTAGCCGTAGCGGTACCCGTTCTGCTGTGAGCGCCAGCCGGCGGGCGGGCGCCAGTTGTCGGAGGTGATCTCGGGGATCGGCGTCTGCTGAGGCATCGAGGGGTCGTCGTGCAGGATCGCGAAGTGCCAGAACGTCCACATCTTCCCGGTCTCGGGCTGCCAGATCGACAGGGCGCCGTCGGTGCCGTCCTGCTGCGGGGCGTAGCCGTACCCGTACGGCGGCGGCGCCATGAAGCACGACTCGCCGTCGGGACCGACGGGCACCGGCACCTCGGCGCACTCGAGCTGCATCGCCCCGCCCCACTTCGACGGGTCATAGTCGCCCTCGCCAAAGCTCTGGCCCGACTTCCACACGGCGGGCAGCCCGCCGGCCTCCTGGTTCGGGACCTGCCTGGTGGCCTGGCGATACCAGAACACCGGGACGGTCGGATGACCCGCCGGCACGATGTACACCGGGCGCATGAAGTTCCGCCCGCAGGTGATCAGCGCCGAGCGCACCGCCTTGCTCGAGACGCCGTTGTGATCGGGGAGCTTGTCGTTCATCTGCGCCTGATGACATGCCGCCCAGGCGAACGAGCCGTCCGGGTTCGACTTCGAGCCGGCGTTCGCCGGCGCCTCGGGGGCGGTGATGTCCCCGCCCGGGTCGATGAACGCGGCGCGGGTGATGTCGCGGTTCAGCCAGCATTCGGCGGCGTACGGGGCGAACATCAGCGGCCATGAGCTTTCGCGAGATGCGCGTACACGGCGTGCGGCGAGCTGAACGCCTTTCCGCAGCGAGCGCACGAGTAGCTCTTCGTATGTCGATGCACCTTCGTTTTCTTCCAGTCCTCCCAGGGCATCATGCCGGGCCAGTTATCGACATTCTCAGGCGTTCTAAGACTCATGGTGATGTCCAGATGCCGCAGGATCCGAACGGGGCTGCGTGCGCCGCAGCGTGCACGAGAGTGTCGATCTGGATGTCGGAGGCGACCGGCGCCACGGATGCGACCAAATCGTCTGGCATGAGCCGAATGAGTCGAACCCCACGACGTCCTCGAGCACGATGTCGAATCGGTACGGCCGACGTCTTTATCCGTTGCGTCTTGCCGGCGCGCGTCTGGATGATCAGTTCAGGCGTCGATTCATCGACGACCAGCGCAGCTGCGATCGGCGTGTGCGAGACGCTGACGCCCTGAGTTCGTCGATTGGTGCGAGGGATCTCGCTCGTGAGGACACGCTTGCCATAGCCGTCCTCAGTGATCACAAGCAGGTACTGAGCCATCATCCTCCGATCCGATAGGCGACCGTGTCGACACCCGAGAACCCGAGCGCGCCGGCCACGTTCTGATTGAGATCCCAGGTCCGTCCAGTCACGTACGGCCCGCGGTCGTCGACGACGGCTCGCACGCGCCGGCCGTGGTAGGCGAACAGCACCCGCGTCCCGAACGCGAGGTAGCGATTGGCGACGCCGTAGTAAGCGTGCCAGCCAGAGGCGGTCTGGCCTCGATCGGAGTACCAGCTGGCCTCGGCGGTCAGTACCGGCGGCGGCTCGGGCCGCTTGAGGTGCACGCCGATCGCGGCCGCGAACAGCGCGAGCATCTTCGCCGAGACGATCATGGCTGTGTCACATCTGTGTCACCGATGCATGCGAGATGCCCAAAGTCGCCTCTCCACGCCTCGACCCGCCTAGCTCCGCCAATGAGTCGAAATCCTCCAATTTCCAGGCCATTTAGCGGAGCATCTGGCGGAGCCAGGCGGAGCCAGGCGAAGGCACCGACCAAAACATGCTGTTGATCTAATCGCCTATTCCTGCGGGCTTTTCGATCGATTTGTGTCACGTTTGTGTCACCGATGCCTCGGATTGCCGCCTCTGATCAAGCGCACGGAGTTCCTCGCGCGTGGCGTCCTCCTGGTGCCCGTAGACCCTGAGCAGAGCTTTGACCTGGCCTTCGGACCAGCCCGTCTGCGACACGATCGCGCGCTCCGATGCTCCCTCCTTCCAGAGCAGGTTGACGCAGAAGTGCTTGGTCGCCAGGTAGAAATGAGCCCAGGGAGGGAGGCCGGCAGCGACGCGAATCGGTCGCCAGTGATTTGACTGGTTCGACTTGTCGAACTGGCAACCCCCCTTGGTCAGGAACACAAGTGCGTCCGGGGCCAGCAGCATCGGATCCTGCGTCATGCGCTCAGCGGCCAGTGCGAGCAATGCGTCTCGAACGCGAACCGACAGATAGACCGTCTTGGATCGCCCGTTCTTGGGTGCGTCGACCACCCTCTCGTAGATGCGACGGCTGACGGTCGCCTCTTGGCAGTCGAGGTCGATGTCACACCAGCGCAGCTCCCACAGCTCGCACGGGCGCATGGCGGTGAATGCGGGCACGAGGATGTAGGCGATCATCTCGGTGGCGTAGTCGCCGTGAACAGCGCACGCCTTCAGCACAGCCTCCAGGTCCGGCAGCGGCTGGTCCGCACGCCCGCGACTGCGGCGATGGACGCCAGTCAGGCCCCGGAACGGGTTGCGTACGCCGATCTCGAGTTCATCCTCGGCGAACCTGCCGACCGCGATGGTGGGTGGGACGTAGGCCGCCGGGACAGAACGTGCCCACACCTTAGCCTCCTGGCGCTCGATCTCGGCGAACGACCGCTGGCCGAACGTGCGGCGGAATGCCCTCAACGCAAACGTCTCGGTATCGACGCTCGACTTCTTGACCCGACCGTCGAAGCCTGTGCCGGGACGCATCGCGTAGTCAGCCAAGTAGGCGTCGGCTACCTCGTCACCCGTCATTCCCGAGACAGGCTTCTTCTCCCACGGCCTCTCTAACTTGGCCTTCTCAATGGCGGCCCTGCGTTCGGCGATGGTCGGGAAGTAGCCGAGATCGCATAAGGCGACCCGCTTGCGCGTCGCTGGATCCGTTCCCATGATCCGACCCCGATAGCCACGCTCTGGCTTACGCTTCTTGCTGGTGGACATGGACTTGCCTCCTTGTTCACTACGGCCCGTCGGCGTTTGCGCGCTGGCGGGCCATTTGGTTGTGGCCATCGAGGATAACGAGGCCCCGGCGCTCAAGCTGGCCGGTGCGCTCAAGCCACGCCTCGACCTCTGAGGCGCGGAACTTGACCTTGCCGTACATGACCGTGTGCGGCATGCCCTGGGTCAGAGCGCGCTCGATCGTGCGCACGCCGCAGGCGAGATGCCGAGCGAGCCCGCGCTTGTCCAGCCATCTTTCGACTTCCATCGTCATGATCGATTCCAGATGACGAGCGGACTGCGATGCAAGTTCTCCCGGCACGTGACCGGCTCGAGGTGCGCCGGATTGACGCACGCTCGATTACGGCATAGATGATCTAGCTGCAGACCTTCTGGGACGGATCCAATGCGGCTTTCGTAAATCAGGCGATGTACGCAGTAACGACGACTGTTACGTCGGACGATTCCGTATCCATCCGACGTCGTGCCTTGCCAGATCCGCAGCTCGGTCACGCTCGCCTCGATGTCACGGAGCGGTACCTGCGGGGGATTGATCCGATGGAGCGGCTGGCTCCGATCGCGGCTCGGAAGCCGCCGATGACGGTCATCCCGTCGGTGTACCAGCAGGACTAGCACGCGATCTCCCACCGGACGCGCGGCGCTGGCGTCGATTGGTCATGCCGTCCGCCGTCGATCCGGTATTCGTCCGCCCAGCTGCGGGCGTCGAGTAGGGCGATCTGCTCGAAGCCTGCAGCTCGCGGCGATGCTCCGGACTCGTCCTGCCGGGTGTACGTGACGACCCGCTCGTAGCCAAGCGCCGCTGCGGCGCGACGACAGCGCCCGTAGAGGAACGAGCAGGCGTTCCGGGTGCCGTCGGTACAGACGCGGGTGATCTCGACCGTGCGGCCGTCCTGCAGGCCCCTGCCGACTGGTCTGCCGACGAGGGCGACGCCGATGAGCTGTCCGTCGTTCTCGACTCCGAGGGCGAACAACGCGCCCTGTGTGGGGCGGTGGTGCCGGTGGTGATGCAGCACGTAGGCGTTCGCCTCGCGGATGCTGATCGGAGCGAGCTTCATCGAAGCGCTACCTCAGCCCACCTAGCGGATTGGCCCATCACCACTCCTCCCAGATGACCGCGCTCGGGACCCCGAGCGCGACCGCGAGCTTGTCGGCGACGTCGATTCGCACATGAGCCGATTCGCCCTGGCGCAGCCCCCAGATCCGCCGTGACGAGACACCCGAGCGACGCGCCAAGTCATTGAAGTCGGACACCTCGAACAGCAGCGGCAGCAGCGGCTCGGCCGGCAACAGGACGCGCTCGACGCCGTCCACGGCGGTGCGGCGCCTGCGCCCGAACTCGCGCTTACCCGCCGCCCGCCGGCGAGCGTCCTGCCAGATCCGCAGATATTCGTTGCGCAGCTCGCGCTGCGCAGCGGTGCGATTGGCGTAGTAGGCGCGGTCGCGGATCCGCGAGCACGTCCAGCAGCAACCGCGCAGCTGCCCGCGCGAGGTCGGGAAGTCGACAACGTGCCGCCAGCGACCGCAACCCGCGCAGAACTTGCGCCCGCAGACCACTGGGTTGCGCGGCGCGGCGCGCGGGACACCCGTGCGCCCTCCCGGCTTGCGCAACTCCCAGTACGGCGGTCTCACTGCGCGGCCTCCGGGAGCGAGATCGCGTTGACCTGCCCCGAGTCGTCGGCGATCGTCGCGAACGTCCGGTAGACCGCGACCGTCGTCATCCCGCCGCTCCGGCCGACGAAGCCGGCGGCGACCGAGGCGCAGTCGTACTCCTCGCGCACCGTCATGAGCGCGGAGAGCAGGTCGGCGAGAGCAGGGTCTATCACGCGTTCTCAGCCTCTCTGAGGGCTTCGTGTGCGATTACGCCCCAACCACCCGATTCGGCGTCCGCGATCCGTCTCAGAGCCGCACGGAGCACCTCAGAGGCGCGCTCGGCGCGCTCGGCCCGCTCGAGCGCCTCGTCGTAGTCGCGGCGCAGCCGACCCACGGCCACGCGCACGTCGAAGGCCCGGTTCACTCTGGCGCCTCGCCTTCGCCCCCAGTCCGCCGCGCCGTCGTACCCGCTCATGTCCGCGCCCGCCAGCTCGAGCGCCTCGAACAACAGGGTGAGGGCCCCCGGCCTCGCGCTCGAGGGCGGCATTTAGCGGATCACCGTCCAGACCGCGGCGGCGACGGCCGCCCAGAACACGACCGTGGCGAGCAGCGCGAGCCTCATGCCGCCTCCGCCCTGACCGTGACCTCGGCTCGCTCGGGCTCGCCGAAGCCCTTGCGCGCCGTGAGCAGCGTGATCTGCGCATCGTCCTTGAACACGACCCCGGTCAGCGCGTCGAGCGCGCAGCGGGCGAGCTTGTCGATGTCGGGCATCACGATCATGTGCCGCGGCGCCGAGGCCAGCACCGCGCCGGCGTTCTTGCCGGTGCCGAAGTGCGCCTTCGGCCGGGCGAAGAAGAACCCGAGCTCGACCTCGACGGCACCGCGCAGCAACTCGTCGCGATAGGCCTCGCGGGCGGCGGCGGTGACGAGGTTCGCCCACGGCCGCGCCTTCGCGTTCGCGTCGCGGATGATCGCGCGGCCCTGCACGATCTGTGCGCGCTTCGAGCCTTTCTGCTGCGGGCGGCCGAGCACGACGAACCGGATGTCGGTCATCCCGACGACCGATCCGTCGGATATTTGCGTTCCTGCTCGTTCAACCAATCGACCACAAGCTCGAGATCGCTTGGATCGGGATTGCGGCGGGCCGTAATCGCGCGATCGGCTCGCATCAGCGCGTCGAGCACGACGGGCGACGGACGATCGGCCATGAAGGTGCGACCACCGAGCGTGATGGCCAATCGATCGTTGCCCCGAGCGGTCATCGCTCACCCAATGGTCGATAATTCAGAGTGCGAGTGCGCGTGTGCGCTTGGCCTCCCGATCCCCGGCACCGCTGACCCGGTGGCGGGGAAAGGAGGTGGAGCGGATGACTGACCTCATCCTGGCACTCGCACTGCTGTTGGCGCTGCTGATCATCAATCGGCTGAGCTAGCAGCAGGCCCGGATCGAGAGCATCACCTCGATCCGGGCGAAATTCTACCCGCCACCCGGTCATTTGCGCTTCCCCCAAGGGCACAGGTGCGACAGGTAGAGCTCACCCTTGTGCTTAGCGCGGGCGTTTCCCGGGACGGCGATCGCGACCGGGGTCCCGTTGCGCCCGGGTTCGAGGCGCAGGTTGCCTCGCTTGTGCGGTTCGGCGTCGAGCGCGACGGGGTAGCCGGCGACCGTCTGCGCCCACTTGATCTCGCTTTTGCAGACGCGGCAGACGTCGGTCACGGCGCGCTCCTCGCGTGCTCGTAAGCGGCCCGAACAGTGTCGAGCGCCGTTTCTTCCGGTACTCCTCCGAGGGCGACCGATATGCATTCGTAGTACAGCTCTCGATCCCAGTCCTCCGGTGTCCTTGTCAACGTCTCGTGGGCCTGGAAGCTGGCCCAACTGAGAATCAGGACGACCTCCTCTTCGGACTTGCTTATCTCGCGAGCAGTCCTGGCGATCAGCTCTGCCGGCGCCCATGACCGTGCATCCCATTTGGTCATCTGGGCCGCCTCAGGTGCCAGCCGCCGCATGACGAGCATCGCCATTTGTCGAACAGGACCCCGGTGCGCTCGTAGCGTTCGCGGATGATCTTGTTGACCAGCCGCATCCGGCCGCCGAGCTCGCCTTCGACCTCGGTCAGGTGCGGGATGTACATCTCTTGGGCATCGACGCAGACCTCGATGCCGCGCCCGTCCTTCGTCCAGGCCATCGAACCGGTGAACGGGCGCTCGACCTCGTCTTCGATGAAGCGCGGTTCGGCCATTCATAACCATCCTTCTATGGGTTCCGTGCCCCCCGTGTCCCCTATCCGCGCGTGAAGCAGCACAGAGTCGCGATGTCTCGTTTTTAGTAGTAAGTGCTTAAGCAACGCGACGCGCGGACGGGGGACACGGGGGACACCGCAGGCGGATTTCATGCTTCTTCGCCCTCTGGGTACGGGGTGTCGCAGCCGACGTAGAACCGGCGATGGAATCGGGGAACCTGCCCGTTGGCGCGGGCGATGCGGCCGCCGGGACCCCGCTTGTCGGGGTGCTCGAGTCGCCATCCGATCTCTGCCATGTCTGACTTGAAGTCGTCTCTGGTCCTACGCGAGCTGCTGTAGTCCTGCAGCCGCTCGGCCGGGAGCCAGAACTCCTCTTTGGTCTCGTCGTACAAGATCGCCGAGCGCGCCGCCACGTCCGGGCCCACGAGCGTTCTCTCCACCGTCATGTACTCGGAGAACACGGTCCAGTCGTCGCGTCGCGCTCCATTCACCTCGGTCCATTCGACGATCGCGCCGGCGTGAGCGATGAACGCGAGCGCCGCGTCGCGGGCTTCTTCCAGCGGATTGGCGTCGTTGCCACCGCACAGTTCGATGATTGTCTGCGCCTGGTCGACAGCCTCCTTAGGCCCGAGCGCCGCGAATCGCGATCGGGTGACCTGGCTCATGATCTTGGTGTGCTTCGGCCCGTCGAACAGGTCGCCCAGCCTTGAGACGCGATAGCACCTGCCGGTCCGGGTATAGAGGTAGACCTTGCCCGAGCCGCCGGCAATGTCGTCGATCGGATCCCCGCGGACGATCGCGTCCTCGCCGCGCAGGTTGTACCGGAGATTGAGTCTGCGAGCCGGATCCTTCTCGGTGTCGCCAACCGTCTTGCGCGCCTTGTCCCAGGTGCGCTTGATGTAGTCGGCGCGGACCGCTTTCCTGTCCTTGCGAGAGCTCCGCAAGATCGAGGCATATTCGTCGCGGGCCAACTCGCATCTGACCGCTTCGCACGCCAGGTAGTGATCCCATCCCGAATCGCTCTCGTCCTTCGGCGGGTTCCCACCATGCGCGGCGATGATCTTGAGCTTCGGGTACTGGGCGAACAGATCCTCGACGGCGCGATCGGAATCTCCGAGATCGATCGGCTTCTGCTTGCCGAAGATGCGCAGGATCGTCGCGTCGAGAACCGACTGCACGCTTGAGGGGCGCCCTTGCCCCTGCCCGGTCACCGTGAAGAACCGACCGCGATCATAGACCTCGAAATCGCCGCCCCAAGGCGTCTTGGAAGTCTTGCGGCCAGAGCCGAGGATCGCCTCGACGATCGCGTGCATCCCACGCTGCGATGGCGAGCGCTCCTGATAGGCATTCAACTCGGCGAGGATCTCAGCGGCCGCCGGATGCAATTCCCCGTCATCGCTGATGCATCCATCGAAGTCCAGCCCGCAGTACGGATCGTCCTCGGTGAACACGAATCCGATTCCCTGCACTCTGTCTCGAGGGGCATTGCACGCCTGCTCGAAGGACCCCCATGTGCGCGGATCGTCGACGCTCGCGCGAGTGCGCCCATCCGACGGCCTGATCGGAACCTTCGTCCATTTGCCGTCGCGGCGTTCGCGCTTCCACGCGACCCACTGATTGAGCATTCGCAGCGCGAGCGGCACGTTCGCGTATCGCTCGCGCTCGGGGGTGAGCGCCGCCATCGGCTCAGAACGGGACGTCGCCCTCGACCGCGAGCGCCTCCTGCGCGTCAGGCAAATCGGACGTGTCCGCCACGAGATCCGGGTCGGCCACGGCGCGGGCGTCGACGTAGGTGGTCGTGAACCACCGGTCGCCGAGCCGGCCCTCCTGGCTCTTGGTCGTGACCAGATAGGTCGTGCCCTGCACGGTCGACAGCGCCGCCTCGAGGGCGTCGTCGTCGGTGAGCGTCGAGCGGTCGACCCCGAGCCCGTCGAGCAGGCCCTGGGTGTACTGCATGCCCTTCTCGTCGAAGCGGTTCCACGACGTCCAGGCCAGGCCGTCCGCTGACCATTCGGTCACGAGCCGCGAGCCCGAGTCGAGCTCGACCAGGGCGGCGCGGTCAAGGCGTGCGGTGTGCGCGCCGTCGTCGGGCACGGCGGCGCTGGCGCTGCCGGTGCCCCGGAGCGCCTCGTAATCGACTGGCATCTCTCTCTCCTATCCGTCCGGCGGCGCGCCGTGATAGGCGCTCGCGTCCGGGTCTGGCGGCGCGTCCTCCGGCGCCTTCGCGCGCACGGCGTCCGTGCCGAGCGCCCATTTGATCGCCGCGAGCATCTTCGCCGCAGCGTCGGGAAGATGCTCGGTCTGAAACCGGTTGCGGGTGATGCGCACGAGCGCGTTGCCGTCGACGTCGGTGAAGATCGCGTCGATCATGGCGGCGGCCTCGAGATCGCCGGCGTCGTCCACCAGGGCGCCGTACGGGGAGGCCGCCGCCACGGCTGCGGGCTCGGAGTCAAGCTCTTCGGCGGGCGTGGCGGAATAACCGGCGATGGTGACGATCCATCCGAGCGGTTGCTTGAGCGTGCGGACCAGCCCGCGGGTCTGCGACATCGAGGACAGCGCGTAGTCGTCGCGGTCGATCCACTTGTCCTCGCTGCGGGTGCAGCGGCTCTCGCCCCAGCCGACTTCCCGGCCGTCCTTGACGGCGCGGTAGGAGGCCGAGAAGCCGTAGGCGAGGCCCATGTCGCGCCGGGCGAGCAGCCTGCGATGCTGATCCCAGGCGGCGTGCGCGGCGGTGCGCCTGTCCTCGGGCTCCTCACCGAGGCCGGCGAGCACCGGCCAGGGGAGCTCGCGCACACCGCCGTCCTTGATCGCGAACACGCCGACGATCGACCCGAGCGTCTGCCAGCCCTCGACGAGGATGTGGTCCTTGGCGCCGATGCGCTTGGACAGCTGGCGCTGGCGGACGATGTCGGCGAGCTGGTTGGCAGCATCCGTGGCTGCCGTGATCACCTCACCGGGCGAGGCGCCGTTGAACAGCGCGACGGGCGCGGGGGCGGGTTCGAGGTCGACGCCTACCACGGGAAATCAGCCTCCGTCTCGATCGGGATAACGGGGCTCGCCGGCGCCGGTGCGGGCTGGGGGTCCGGCGCCGGCTCCCCCGGGGAAAGGGTGCGCCCGTCCTCGCTGGCCGAGAGCGGGTCGGGCGCGGGCAGCGCCACTGAGCGAGCGACCGTGACGGCGCCGGGCTTCTCGCGCCAGGTGCAGAGCGCGGCGACGCGTTCGCGGGCGTCGCCGGTGAGGCGTGAGAGAAGCGTCTTGGCCTTCGAGCGCGAGACGACCGGGGTGCGGGTGATGACGTCGGAGACGTCGCCGGCGCGGACGATGCCCTGCTCGACGAGGTCGCGCATCGCCGCTTCGAGCCCGTCGACGTCCCAGTCGGACTCGCGCTTGACGGTCGCCTCGACCTCCCAGTCGCCGAACACGACGAGCTTCGCGCCGCGCATCTTCAGGCGGTTGCGCAGCTCGCCCGCGAGCGCCGTCTCCCATTCCCTGCGCTCGGCGATCTGCGCGCGGACGACATCGAGCGCTTCGGCGAGCGTCTCGGGGGGCTGCTCATCGAGCCGCTCGAGCACCTCGCCGGTCGACAGGTCGACGACGCTCACTGCGGCTGCTCCTCGAGGTCCTCGGGCTCGTGGACGACGTGCCCGTTGGTCGGGCCCATCGGCCACAGCGGCGGGCCGTAGCCGAGGATCTCGCTGACCGACTCCTCGCCGAGCCCGGAGTGGTTGCGCCGGGCGACGGCCACGGCGGCGATCGCGATCAGCCCGCCGATCACCACGCCGAGCAGTACGAGCAGCGCGGTCATGCCGCGGGCAGCTCGTCGAGATCGGTGCGGTCGACGTGGAACCACTCCGGCTTCTCGCCGAAGAACAGCGCGAGCTCAATGAGATGCGCGCGGCTCGGGCGGATCCGGCCGCGTCGCCAGTTGGAGGTCTGCGAGGGCTGGACGTCGAGCGCGAGCGCGAGTTCCTTGTTCGAGGTGTTCGTCTCGATCATCTTGAGGCCGATGTTGTGGCCGATGATGAGGCGCTCGTGCTGCTCGGGATCCAGGTGGCTCATCGGTCGGGAGGCAGTGGCGATGGCGAGTCCTTGCATCGCCTCACCCTTGCAACGGATGGCCCCCTTGTCGATAACGCGTTGAGCCAGCGCATAAACATTTGATCACTCAGCTAGCCGCTAATTGCGCAAAAACCTCCTGTTCCGAACGGGCTCGGCCTACTGCCCGTCGCGGCCGTCGTCGCGCACGAGCGTGACGTTGGCCAGGGGCCGGCAGTTCTCGCGCGCCGTACGCTCGGCCTCGAGCATGGTCAGCGCTCTGACAAATTCGCGGCGGCGATGGCACAACCAGTGCCACGCTCTGAGCGCGAATGCCATGACAACGGCAGCCGCCGCCAGTACCTCAGCAGGCATGACTCACCTCTTTCCCTCGGACCTCAGACCGACGACGCGCCTGCGGGCCGATCTCCTTCGATCCCGACCAGACCGGCGCGTTTAGTAATCGTCGTACCTACCCGCGCAGAGTATGGCATAATCGTGTATGGCGATTACAGATCGTGGATGGATTCGTCATGGAATTGACGAGCAAACGCAGGCAGAATCCCCGCTGGATGACGGGCGACTATCGCCAGCGCGTGGGGCAGCGCATCCGCATGGCCAGGGAACGCAAGGGGTGGACGCAAACCGAGCTCGCCCGCGAGGTCGGGGTCGCCGACGCGCAGATCTCACGCTGGGAAACCGGCCGGACGATGCCGCGCCACGAGGCGCTCGAGGCGCTCGCGAAAGCGCTGGGAACGACCGCGGAGCGCTTCTTCTACGACTGAGGCCGCGGCAGGCCCCCGACGCCTCATAACCGCCGATATGTGAACCTGCCGGGAGGACGATGGCCAGGATCCTCGTCACTTCGCGCGGACTCGGAGATCCGCGCGAGTTCGTCTTCGACCCCCGCAGCGAGCGCCTCGAGACACCGCTGTTCGCGCCGTTCGTCGCCCGGCGCCAGCTCCTGGCGTTCCTGCGCCGCTCCGCGTCCGACGCCCTGCGCTGGGAGGTCGAGGCCGAACGGAACAGGCAACGAGCCCGCCGACTGGAGATGGAGTGGCAGGCGCACGAGGCCCGGGCGCGCCGCGCCGGCGATTGGGCACGACCCCGGGAATCGTTCTTCCTGATGGCCGAACTCGAGGACTACCTCCTCCCGGCCGAGCATTCCTCCGGGCCGCTCGCGACCGGGTCGATCCGCCAGATCCGCGAGGCCTACGCCGAATCCCGGCGATAGCGCAACGAAAAGAGCGCCGCCCCCGAAGGAGCGGCGCCCTTGAACCCGGCGAAAGTTGTGGAACGCTCGGCGAGTCCGCCGGGAAGTCTACGGCGCCGGTGCGAACCTCGAGAGACTGGCGACCGACTGACCGGGCGCCCCGCCCGACCAGGACGTCTCGCCGGCGCGCTGCCAGGTGTAGTAGATGCTGCCGTCGGCCGCCTCGGCGA